TACACTTTTCAATCATCGAACCGAGCCGGCCCTCCTGGTGCCACGGGTCAGGATGGAAGTGCCACTGCGCTCACGGACCTGACGCTTCGGCGCTTCCCGGTCAATCTGTAGGGATCGTTGCAGTTCCGGTAACTCGCCTTCAATCTCCTGCAAGCGTGTAGAGGCTCCCGCCATTGTCGCTTGCAGCTCCTGAAGCTGTGGCTCATACTGCCGGTAGTTGGTCTGCAACTGGCTGTACTGAGCGCTCAGGGCATTGTAGCTGTCTAGGTTGGCCTGGGTTCTGTTCGCCTGAAAAGCGTCATAGGCGGCTTGTACGGTATCCTGAAAAGCTACCGCCTGGTCATAGGCGGTCTGGTAGTCCGGGTAGAGTTTCTGATACGCTTCCTGTGCGGAGCGTCCAGATTCCTGCAGTTGCTGGAACTCACGCTGACGTTGGCCTAGCGTGGCTCTGGGGTTGAAGTCAATTGAGCGGGCCATAGCTTTCCGGGGTGGGGTGTTTGACCCAGAAGTCAAAGGGGTCGAAGGTGCCGTCTGAGAGACTGCCCACGGCTACAGAAGGTCTGGGCTGGAAACTGTTCGTGATGGCGTATCTGAGGCTCTGTGCGGCATATCGGGTAGCACTCATCAAGTCATCGCTCTTGCGCACAATCTTGCCGTCCTTGCGGTGGTACATCCGAAACTCCTGAAACCAGGTGTCGAGATGATTGAAGACCTTGAAGCGCCCCGTCTGCATCCGCGTGAGTAGCGCCATGATCCCCGGCTCGACCGCAATCCCGCCTTCCGGGTTGGTGAAGTGGCTTCCTAGAAAGCGAATCCCTGCCCGCCGGTATTGAGTTGCTAGCGCCTCGCCACTACCCTTGTCATGAATGCTACCGTCATGCGGCCAGGCTACCGGAATCCAGGGGCCTCTGTGCTTGATCGCTTCAGCGTGCTGCAACATCCCACTGCCCTTCTCCCGGTAGGCGTCATACAAGTACACCGTGTCGGTGTCCCGGTCATGGGCCAGCCAGACACAGGCCGTGGGGTGGTCAAAACCAAAGTCAATCCCCGCAATGCGCGCCCAATGCTCTGGAATCGGAAAGGCCGGGCAACTGATGTTGTCTTCCGGTACCGGGAACACTTGCCCTGACCCTAACATCGGGATGCCCTTGGAGCGCATCAACCGCTCATGCGGAGGCAACGCTGCCAGAATCTCTTCGCGTACCTCCAAGCTCAGGTGGGGCGCATCATCCCAGGTCGCTTGAATCAACGACTGTCCCGCCTTGCGCTCGTTTAAAAACATCCCGACTACGCCCGTCACTCCATTCTCTGGTGTAAAGGTCAACGCTACCGGACCTCCAGACTTCAGCGTAGAACGCAGCGCCTGGCTGTAAATCTCCTGGGGTGGCTCCTCATCCAGCCAGACATAGTCCACCGCTACTCCCATCCAGGCCGCTGGACCCGAATCATAACTCTTGAACTGCAAGCGGCTGTTGCGACCACTGACGTGCTTGATCAGCGCAAAGCCAATCGCATTCGGTACGCCAGGGTTGCGCTCGGTCTTGACAATCAAGTCCCGTGGAATCGCACCGGTCCCAAACGCATCAGGATCTCCTGACTCGCCTAACAACTCCGCTTGCACGATGTCGCGTGTGGCGTAGTGGCTCTTGCCTGCACACCAGGCCTGAATCGGCCTCTCAAAGCGCACACCCTTCCACCAGTCCGGGTAAATCCCCGTCAGGTGATAGGCCACCTCCATGGCACCGGAGTAGGTTTTGCCCGTCTTGTTGCCGGCCATCAAACAACGCTGCCGCGCCCGGTTGCCCTGATCGTCCAAGGCTTCATGGAAGCGCAACTGAAACGGGTAGGGCTCATAGAAGTCAAAGGCCCTGGTGCGCCGCGTCTCTTCGTACAAGTCCCGTAGCTTCAGAACCTCATCGACCTCTTCCAGCCATTGCTGCTGAACGTAGGCGTCCGCCTCTTCGTTTCTAGTCATGACGCAAACAAAGAAATCTGTTGAACCAGAGTGCCCAACAGTAGCCACCGGCTACCTTGGCTAAAAATTGACCTATCACCAACTCTGGCATCCAAAGGCCAAACGCTAGCGTAGGGAAAATCAATGAATCCAATAAACTGCCGGTTACGTTCGAACCGTTTACCTTCCACAAGTAAGGCTTGTGCCGTAACCAGTGATAGACGACCGCGTCACCACAACCTGCGACCCCAAAGGCTACGGCGCTTGCCAACGCAATCTGCCAAGCGTCTACATTCAGGGCCACCGTCAGCAAAGAACCACTGGCAATCAAGACCAACATCTTCGGCCATAACCCTTGATCACCCCAAGCCTCATGTAGACGATCCCGTAACGTCAGGTCTAGGCCAATCAGCAAAAAAGCATTCACAATGGCCGCACTTGGCCCAAACCAAAGCAAACTCAGATTTGCCAGGATGATGGCTCCTAAGTAGCCAAAGACTGCGAAATTCATTTCTTTTTGGTGGGCCCGTACTTCTTGAGACAGCGCCCTGCGGCCTTACACTTGCCCGGTGACGGGCACTTCGCACAAACCTTGAACGGCTTCTTGGTCATTCCTGGCATCACTTCCCCTTTCGCTTGGTACGTTTGGCAGTCTTGGCACTGTCCCTAAAGGCTTTCGCTGTCGGTGCCCCCTTCGTTCCCGGTTTGCGCATACGCTCCTTGGAGCCTGCTTTGATTCGCTTCCGCTTGGCGTGTATATTCGCGTACAAGCCCTTCTTTTTCTGCATCCAACAACTCCTTGTGGCGTTTGTCTGATAAGGCCCAGCGCTCCTTCCTGTCCGCTAAGAGCGCATCCCGCAACGTCTCCTGAATGCTGTGGCGGTACCAGGCCGGGATACTTGCGCTTGGGGCAATCATCCCCTGGTTTGCTGCCAGCTCCCGCAATAGAAAATCAATCTCCAGAGGGCTCAAGTTCACAATCATCGCTTAAGCCCCCAAAAGGTTTGGAAGCGCAGCTTGGGCGAGACTCCTAACATCCACCCTATCGCTTTGACTCATAGGCTCCTTCGCTCTGCGTGGAGTAGTGGCAACTACATGTTGTGGCGGACCCGATAGCGTCGGGCATTCCCTCAGAAATTTTACCCGCCAAACCTACTCGCCGTGACGCTTCCAAAATCGTGGTCATTCTTAAATTTTAATTAACTCACACAAAATACCGCAGTCGCCAACAATCGGCTTAGAGTGGCGGCCTTTCGATGGGTCCAACTCATCTAGGTACACGCCCTTGATGCAGGATGCACCTACTTCCCGCTCTAGCTTTGCTCGCTTGCGAAATACTTCAGGGAAGTCCTGCCGTATCTTGTTCCAGTAGCCCATACCGCCCTTCACGCAGCCGACGCAATTGTTGTTGTTGTAGCCTAGATCGTACATCGCAGGGCGCTTGATGCCTGAAGCCTGCAGCACTTCGTGCGCCTGCTCCTTTGTCATCTTGTGGTCTATCAACGGAAATACATGCTCCTGCTTGGGCATCGAATCCAGTAGGTTGTCTGCGCGGTCTACTTCACCGTAGTCCATCCCCCAGACGTAACGCAGCGGAACCTTCACCGTCATCTCCCACTCTTGCCGCACTCGCCGTTTTAAGAACTTCGTGCAGGCTGCTCCTGAAGGACCGTTGATGTAACCGCGTCCACCAGACATCTTGCAGGCGGTTGCGACATCCTTGTAGCGCCCTTGTAAGCGCTCCACCGGCTTGCCAAACCACTCTTCACAGTCGGCTACAAAACGCAGCGTGTCTGGGTGCTGATCGTCAATGTGCGCATAGATGATCCGGTCAATTTCCTTAATCGCCAACTTTGTTGCTACTGCTGACGATACCCCCGCTGAAAACCACGAAACGGTCAACAGTCCCACATCTTGCGGGACCAGTAGTTCGCACTCGTTCTGTCCTTCGTGCCCTTGATGCCGCCAGAGCGCGCACAGTAGCTCTTCTTGCGACCAGGCTGATCCTTCTTGATGCTCATACGCGGATCCCCAAAGGCTACCCGCACCACGCGGCCTGCATCGTTCTTGACAAAGACCTCAAACTTCTTGCGCCCACCCGGTGTGCGCCTCGGCTTGTTCAGCGTTACTTTTTTGCCTCTGTATTCAGCCATCCGTCTCCAGGTGTCGTATCAGCTCGTAAGCTACTTGTGGTACAATCGCGTTGCCTAGGGCCTTCAAGCGCTGTGTGCGATTCTTTGCGCCAACCGTCACCCTAGGGACTCCGTCTTCCCAGGATCCGTCTCCCCATCGTCTAGGAAAGTCCAGCCCGCTGGATAACCCATCAACTGCTCCACCCAGTCTGCCGATAAACTTCCCTGTCCCGTGTTGCGTACTTCTGGATGATTGCCCAGCATCTTCTGCATCTTGCCTGACGGGGTTCCACATGCGTCTTCGTTTGCTGTCGGCGTGGCCCACATCCGTGCCGCATAGCCCAGGCTCGTTCCGCCCTGCTTGTAATTCACCGCCCTGTCGCCGTCCGCTACCGGAGTCGGCCACAGTTGTGTCCGTACTGCATCCAGAAGGTGCGTCTGACGATTCGGTCTGCTGTTCAACGTGTCCTTGTAGTCCCTGCTGTTCGGAGTGGGCCAGTGACCTGGCGATGATCCAGACCCGGTCCCTTCGGTGCGGGGCATTGACGGCACAAGCTGGAACAACAATCGCCCGCCCGGTGTAGCCTTCACTCTCCAGGTCAGCCAGCACCTCGTCGAGGCCCAGGGTGATGTGACCAGCCACGTTTTCAGCAACGACAAAAACGGGTCGCGCTTGTTTAATAACTCTAAGCATCTGCGGCCAGAGGTGACGGTCATCCGACGCGCCCCCACGCTTCCCGGCGGCACTGAAGGGCTGGCAAGGGTAGCCACCTGTGATGAGGCTGACGCCTCGGTAGACGCTTCCGTCGAGCTCACGGATGTCTCCGTGGATGGGTACACCACTGAAGCGGCTTGAAAGAACTCTTCTTGGATAATCTTCAATCTCACAAAACCCTATCGTGTTGTAGCCTGCCCAGCCTGCCGCTAACGCAAATCCGCCTATTCCACTGAACAGATCTAGGTGCGTCTTCACTTTACCGGCTCCCAGTCCGCATCTACGCTGTCCGGTTGCTGTTTCGTACCAGGCGTCTCTTCCAAAGGCTCCAGATCCTTCGGCTGTAAGCCTAAGAGCCTCGCCCCAAACTCATCACCCAGGCGCTGTCGTACCTCCGCCTCAATCTCCTTCGGCGTCCGCTTGACCTCCGCGGTTACCTCCACCCGGTCTGTTGGCTTGAAGCCCGCTCTGTCCAGAATATCCTTTGCCGCCTTGTAGCGAGCGTTCGGATCATCACAGTCCAACAGGCTCACTAACGTCGCCATCGCTCGGTGGACATTCTCGTCCAGCTCAATGCGCGTCTGTAGCGCGATCTGATCAGCCCGACGCTTGCGCTCCGCATCAAACGTGTTGCGGCTCATGCCCAGCGCTGCGGCCTTCTCCGCCAACGTCCCAGGGCCCATCACACGGCGGACAAACTCTACGCTGTTGATGTCCTGACCGACTACGTCGATCATCGGCTTGGTCTGGGCGCTACTTGCGCTACGTCTCGGCATGTGCTTAAACTCCTGTTACGCCATAAGCCAAACCGTACTTTCGCGGCGAAAGCAAGGCGTACCGTAAGGGGCACCATGGGGTGGGGATGGTTACAGAGAGTAGCTCCGCAACTCGCGGATCGCAGCC